AAGATGTCGTCCATTACATCCGTTGAAACATCCGTTTTCTTTTTCTTTGCAACAGCGCCCATTACTTTTCCTCCTTATTATATTTCTTCTGCAAACCTTCGATAACTTCAATCAACTCTTCGTTGATGAATTCCGGTTCTTTGGGATTGCCATCCTCGTCGTACTCTTCACGACTGATACGATCCATCTCTTCTATCTGCATTTTTTTTGACACGCCCATTATGATTTCCTCCGTATCTCAGCCGCGTTTGCGATAAATGCCCCGAACATATCGAGGTCGATTGGTTTGCCATCCGTCACACGTTCCTTGATGAACGCTTTTAATGTGGACGGGTGGACATGGGTCTTGGTTTTGGGATCAAACCCACGCTGTTCGAGCAGACCCACGACATCTCCAGCGAGATTGTCCTGACCCTTGCCGAACGAACAGGTTACATCGTTCTTGATTATGTCATCAAGACCATGCTGGCGCAGCCACTCGAACGCCTCTTCTTTCCGAGCCACAGGAATAGATGCGTGTACCATCATCTTCCGCGCCACAGTCAGGCCCTCTACGTCTACGCGCTCCACCCCCATCTCATCCATAACGGCTGGGATGTTTTCCACAGAGAGCTTGTGCTTCTCTTGCTTCAATGTCTTGAGGTGGTTTTCAGCATCCTCGATCTGCATTTCTACAGAGCGAAGCTGTTTTACCAAGCTGCTGAGAGTTTTTCCGGTTTCAGTATTGACTGAGCTCAACGCACCGGACTCGTCGAACATGTCTTCAAAGATATCCATCAAAAAGTTTCTCCTCTTCAGGTTAAGATGGGTTGATACATGTGTATCGATTACATATATATACACACTATGGAGGATTGCAATGCCAGATACAAACTTTTTTAAAACAAAACCATTCGAGCATCAGAGCGAGGCGCTGCATGTTGGATGGAACCTGCCCGAGTTCGGGTACTTTATGGAGATGGGAACAGGCAAATCAAAAGTTCTGATCGACAACCTTGGAATGCTGTACCAAAGCGAGCAGATAGATTTCGCTTTGATCATCGCACCCAAAGGCGTCTATCGAAACTGGGTCGCTAAAGAAATCCCAGAGCATATGTCCGAGCAAGTGCCGCATCGCGTCATCCGATGGGTGTCCGGACCCAATAAGAAACAAGCCGAGGAGATGCGCTCCGTTAAAGATAAGTTCGAGGGCCTGACCATCTTCGTGATGAACGTCGAATCTTTCTCCACGGTCCGTGGTCAGAAGGCTGGGCAGTGGTTGTCTCGTGCGTTTGGGCCAAAGGGTATGATTGCAATCGACGAAAGCACGACGATTAAAAACCCCAAGGCCAAACGCACCAAGAACCTAATCAAGATTGCAGACGGGTTCAAGTTCAGAAGACTCTTGACAGGCTCTCCAGTTACAAAAAGCCCCATGGATATCTTCGCGCAGTTCGAGTTCCTGCGCCAAGGGCTGCTCGGCTTCGAAAGTTTCTATGGATTCCAAGGCCGATACGCCATCATGAACAAGGTTAAGATGGGCGCTGCCGCGTTTAACCAAATCGTCGGCTTTCGAAACCTCGATGACCTCAATAACCGAGTGGATCGATACACGTTCCGCGTGTTAAAAAAAGATTGCCTCGACCTACCCGAGAAAATCTACACATCCCGGTATGTCGGACTCACCCAGGACCAGCATAAGATGTACCAACAGATCAAGGAACATGCTATGGTTGTATTGGGTGACATGGACTTCGTTACTGCGCCCATGGTCATCACCCAACTGCTCAGATTGCAGCAGGTTTTGTGTGGGCATCTCAAAACAGATGACGGTCACACCGTTACATTCCCCTCGAAGCGCATGGATGCGCTGCTCGAAGTGATCGAAGAGCACGATGGCAAGGCAATCATCTGGTCGCGCTTCCGTCATGACATCCAACAGATCGTCGAAAACCTAAACAAGGTCCACGGCGAGGGATGCGCCGCCGCATACTACGGCGATACATCCGACGATGAACGCCAAAGAATCGTCGAGGACTTTCAAAAGCCACACTCCCGCCTGAAATACTTCGTCGGGAACCCCGCAACCGCAGGATATGGCATCACATTGACCGAAGCTAACCTCGTGGTGTACTATGCAAACGACTTTAACCTCGAAACTCGGATCCAATCAGAGGATCGAGCGCACAGGATTGGTCAAAAGAATAACGTGACCTACGTTGATCTGATATCAGAGGGAACCATCGATGAGAAAATCGTGAAAGCCCTTCGAGCAAAGATCGATATCGGAGCAAAGGTACTAGGAGAAGAGGCAAGACAATGGCTGACTTTGACGCCACCGAAGTAACCGAATGCATCGTGGATCGAAAGAAAGGGATGCGTACCCGAGATACCGCTGGAGCCGAGATCGCTCGGCTCACGGGCCTCGATCTGGATGTAGCCAAAGCCCTGACCGATGGATGGTCAGGCAAAAACATCTCACAAATCCGAAGCTGGACATACGAAAACGAAGGCTGTCGTAAAAATCGTGAGGCCAGACTTGGCAAGGTTTCTATATAGTATATAATGAAACGGGAAAAGATACACTGCCTCTCCCGCAAATGGGAGAAGGCTCTGCGAAAGCAGCAGAAGGCAAAGGAAAAAACTAATGCTAGACGAAACACAAAACGTGAAGTGGAAGACAGTCGCTATTCTTCCCGAGGATCATGACCGACTGCGACAACTCTCGAAGAGAGAGCATCGCGCCCTGTCAAAACAAATATCCTACATGATTAAAAAAGAGTTTGAAAAAGATCCGGAATCCGATAAACTCTGATCACTGCTCGATAGGCCCACGCCTGTGGCCTTATCTGCCCTCATGAACTAAAAGGGAGCCTCGCGGCTCCCTCTTTTTTTACTCCACCGCAAACGCCGTGATGTTCTTCGAATACAAATTAAACGTAGACTTCTTCGTGTAATTCGGAGCCCAAACCGAAGCCTTGCATATCGATCCTATCGAATGCAATCCATCACACGAATACAAAACCTCGTTGTGACCAATGTCCAACTCCAACTCCTCCATGATCTCGTTGACCGTAAAGTAATCGTCCGGATTCCCCTCCAACAATTCCAACACACGCTCCTGCAACGTTGGCTCGTCAGGCTCAGGCTCAACCTCCGGTTCAATGTCCTCAATAACCGAATCAAAACCCCTCAACCGATCAATCCGAATAGCCTTGTACGGCGTGTTCGCCTTCCCAAAATTATTGGGAACAACAATCGCCTTCACAATATCTCCAACATCAATCCCCGTTCCTTCGAGCAAATGATTGCTGATAAATATATCGCACTCCTCCCGCTGACATAATCCAAAACCAGCGCCGCCATTAGGAATGATGTTCGTAATAATTAACTCGCGTGTATCAATGTGCATAGTAGCTACCTTCCGTTTGCTTTTCATGTAATTCCAATCCTTTCTTCCTCGCGTCATCTAAAAACTTCTCAAGATCCTCCTCCTCAATCATGCCCGCAGCTATCGCCGTAAACCGCAACAAAATCGAATATGTACACACAACCGGATCATAGCCCTGCGACTGCCACGACATGATCAACTCATTAACATCCTTGGACATCTCTGCCCCCTGCTCAAAACTTTGGCTCATATAATTCTCCTTTCGACTCCTTCAGTTTTAAATACTCCAACTCCTCAACAAGCGCCTCGATCCTCGGGTCAGATGTCTCCTCCCACAAAATATCGTCAATCTCCTTGTTCAAATCCTTAATCAACTTCTTGATACTCGTTAGTCTCGGGTCCATCCTCGCTCCTCGGTAAATTGTATCTCGATTTAATCTGGCGCAGCGACTTAACCGTCGTGCCCATAATATCCGCAGCATCGTTCAAACTAATCTCCCGATGCAACAAATTGTTCAACACCGAAGCAACTTTGGATAACTCCAACTTCGGACGCCCACTTTTGTTCACAGACGTATGCTTCGTGAACCCGTTCAACGCGCTGCTGCTTATCCCACCGTTCCAACGCGGATTGTCCGCCTTGTCCTTGATGTTCTGCGCCAACCACGCCTGACGGTAAATGTCCTCATACTTATCACGCTTGTATGTGTTCATATCTGCTTACCAATCTCCCGAAGGTTGCTAACGTAAGTATCCAACTCCTCACGCGCCGCAAACAATTCACGCTGCACATTGGGCCTTGCGTCCCTGCGGTAACGCTCCTCCTGCAACGCATCGACCTGACGTTTCAGCCAACGCAACTGCGCTGCCTGAAACTTCGTTAAATCCTGATCACCCACTATGCTTCCTCCATGTGTCACAGGATACAGCGCCGCCCGTTGCCGCCTCGATCTTCAACGCATGATCAACCGTAGGCAACGCCTTCCCCAACATCCAACGCGATAACGTAGGCTGAGAAACATCCAAGCGCCTGCTGAACTCAAGCGCCGACAGGCCGCTGTCTCGCAACCACTCGCGCAAAGCAACGCCCTTCGAAGGCTTGGGATCAACCGCAGGACGCCGAGCGTTCACCCCCAAATTATAAATGCACTCATCCCTAAACTTTTTAGGATCCTCGCCGTTTATAATATCATCTAAACGATCAGCGACGTAAAACATGCAAACCCTATTATCCATTCTACCAGTCCTTTCCAAAAACTTTTCTAAAGATTTCATCCAACATTTGATCCATCTCCTTATCTGTCATCAGAAAAATCCTTGGACAGGAGTAACTGCTGCTGAATAACCATCGTCTGACGCTGCGCCTCAATCAACGCCTTCTGACACTCAAATAAATATTTATAATCCGGACCCGCCTCAACCTGCGGCGTATCCTTGGGTTTGACATTCAAATCAGCAACCACAGGCTTACCCGAATAAATCCAATCCAAAGTATCCTTTAACAGTAACTTCTCGTCCATCTGGAAATACTCAGCAAGCTCCTTAACATACGTCCGCAACAACTTCTCGCTGCACTTGTTGTGTTCGACCTTCGTAATCCAAGGTTGGGATCTGTTGATCGCCTTCGCCATAGACGTTTGAGAATAACCCATTTGCTTGCGAAGAACCCGCAGCGGATGATCACGAACCTTGACCTCATCCTCTTCAGATAAAATCCTCCGGTTTGCATTCGTCATCGGGATCCGCCCCTCACGCTTCGCCTTCAAACGAACATCAATCTGTTGAACCCGTTGATATGAAATACCCATGTACGACGCTATCTCCCGATACGTCTCACCCTTGGTCCTACGCGCCTCCACAACACGCTCCTGTTCAGTAAACAAACCATTACCAACCCGCTCACCTCTACCGTCATTTAAATTAAGCATTCGCACACTCCTCACAAATATATGCATCGTGACCCATTCCAAGCGTCACCACCTCGCCGCAATCACACAACCGCGACACCTCACCATCACCAGAACACTCGATACATGGCTCTTGGACCTCGTCCAAATAACCAACATCCCGACCAAAACCCTGCGGTCGAACAACCTCGTAAAACACCTGACCCAACCCATCACACTTGCTACACGCATCTATAATCGGCGTCTCCATCGCCTCGATCAACAGGTTCTTAATCTTTCCCATTACTCACCCTCCTGTTCCAACACCGCGTCATACAATCGACACAACCGCTCCGCAGCGCTCTCCGCAACGTCCAGAGAAACATCAAACTCCTTGCCAACACCCATGTATTCCCCGCGACCCATCGCAGACAACAAATCAACGTTGTACGTCTCACCGCTCCAATGCCGCGATATACGAATAATATCCTGAACCCTTCTTCTCATTGATCTTCCTCCAACAGTTTATAAATAATCGATCCTACGTCCTCGTAATCGTCCAACGTGCCCCAATTCACCTCCATGTCAGTGTGACCAAAATCCGCGTCCATCTCACGCATCTTCACAACCGCGTTCAATAACGTCTTAGCAGGCATCGTAAATGGAACAGCGCCGCACTCATCCTCATACCAACCGTTTAACTCTCGCATTCCGCATCCTCCTCGTAATGCGAAGCAAGCTCGTCGTAATCGATCTCACATAAAGCGCAGTTCAGCATGTCACCAACAAAACCGTTGACCCGCGATCCACTGTCCTCAATTAAATCCTCAACAATCTGCTCGATGTAAGCAGCGTCAATCGTGAACCCCGCCTCTTGGTCCATGGTCAAGCTGTCGCCTATCCACAGGTTCACCAACCAAGTTTCTTTGTTCTTCCAACCGTTGTATGTATCAGACATATCACTCTCCCCCATAAAAAATATTGTGAATGTAAGCAGGCTTGCTCCGGTCCAACTTAAACTCCGGAGTATAATATCCGTGAATGCGACCGCGGCCCAGCATTACACTGCCCTTAAATACAACAATCTCTGTCACCGGAGCTTGGTCCTTGAACATCTCACGATTGCGGAAGTATCTCGCCCGTAGGGCCTTGATCGTTTTCAAGGTAGGGCTCAACAGGACAGTGTCGTCCTCGCATATAGCGTTGTATGAATACATATTACACGCCCCCCATCGTATGTGACAACGTTACCATCGCACTCGTCTCAGGATTGCCGCGACCCTCGATAAACGTATACTCCAACACATCACACGCAAGCACACCAAAACGGGTGGCGTCGTGATACTTCATGAAAGAAGAATCCTCGCGGCACGAAACAGGCTCGGACGAACCATGCTCCTTGAGCATATAGGCGCAGAAATCTTGGAATTGCTTGTCATCCTCATAGGATTCAAAGGCACTGGTGTCATCGTAGAACAGCGCAGTGGCCCAAAAGGCAGGTAAATTATAGGTGACTGTCGTCATATCGATACTCCTAGATTGAATTGAATGAATAGGTATGTAAGAAGTTATATAGGATAAATAATGTTTACTGCAACCCCCTGTATACAGTTTTTTGACCCCCCTCTCTGTTTTTTTTTTTTTTCAAAACACGTTTTTGGTGTAAACTCTGTAAACACATGGGTTTTATTGTTATTATACAGTAATTTAACCCCCTACCTTAAAGGTAAACACTGCGTAAACGGTTTACGTTAGAAACGTAAACACCCCCCCTTTTTGACAACTAGGCAAATTTCAAACCCTTCGAGATTTGACTGTGATTGTAAACAGGGGGTATAAAACTGCTTATATACGGAGGATTTTAAATGGCTGGGAAAATCCAGAAACTGACTAATCGACAGAAAACTTTCGCTCGGCACATTGTCGAGGGGATCTACTCGAATACGGAATGCGCGAGGAAGGCAGGATATGCCGCTGATCTCGCCAACCTTCGCGCCTCAGTGCTGTTAAACGGCAGAGACTACCCTCATGTGCTCGAATACATAAAGGAGCTCAGGGAGGAGCGAGAACGGCGCTACGGCGTGACCACCATCGGGCAGCTACAACGCCTCCAACAACTTTCCGAAGGGGCGGAGGACGCGGGCCAGTTTTCAGCGGCCATCAACGCAGAAAAAATCCGCGCAGCATTGGGTGGTTTGACTGTGGATCGTCGGGAGAATATTAATCAGATTGATCAGCTATCCCGCGATGAAATTGTGGCTCGGCTGTCGGATTTACAAAAGAAATACCCTCAAGCATTCACAATCGAGGGATCATATGAGGATATAACGGATGAGCAGAGGACCGGAGGCCAACTTTTGGAGCACGATCAGGAAAAATCTGCCTGAGAAATGCTTCGCAACCCGCATAGAAAACAAGCATGGCGGTGGTGTACCTGACGTTCATGCAATCTGGGATGGTATTGCTTTTTGGGCGGAGCTAAAAGTAACGAAAAATAATAAACCAAAAATATCTCCGCATCAAATCGCGTGGAATATGGCGTATTGGGCTCGCGGCGG